GCAATTATTGTATTTACTGCTTACGCCCCTTCTTACGAGAAGCGGCGGCTCGCTGAACGGCACGGGCTTTAGACGAAGTTTGTTGTCTAAGAGCCGGTGACCGAATAGCGCGTGTGCTAGATGCACTAAGCATACTTGACGCCATCATTGGTCCGGCGACATATTCTGCCGCTTTGCCCATAAAGCCTTTAATAATGCTTTGGGCACCTCGAACAGCCACATCCTTGACACCATTCATGACACTCCCTCCGAGTGTGCGCACAAATTCATCCAATGCGAGTGGTTGAGCACCATCGCTATTGGCTTGTCTGAGCACATTTTCATGTTTGGTGATTTGGACTTGGTTGTGAGGTGGATTGAGGGAAGATAGACCGGCCAAAAGGGTATTAACGCCTGTGGCCGAATCCAACTTAGCAATGTATTCCACATGAACGGAAACATTGATTAAATGACAAGCCAGATTGGTGGCATTGTTATTCAACCCCTTGTACCAAACAATGCATGATTGCCAAGTACGGAGTGTACTGTTTTCGTCTCCTGCTGTTGCGTCGTCAGCAGCGGCGAAAACGTGCCAGAAGTCATCTGTTGGTACCGACGTCCATGTAAGTGGTTTGGAGGCCGGTAAGATCCGCTTTTGACCAACACCTGGGTTGGTGGGGTCTTGGGGGAAGATGAGGGTAGACTCAGTGACGTAAGGCACTGCAGTTGCAACTCCTGAGTTGGCATTGAATGCAAGGATGGGTTCGATACTAAAGGTTGCTCCAAGAACACGCACGGCCGCAGCATTGTTGATGAGGGTTGTTTCGCCAGTGAGTGGCAATGTTGCGTACGCAGTTGGGTTTCCACTGCCGTCAAAAGACGTCGCAGCTTGGAAACGCCCTCCACCAACTCCATTAGTTTTAGCTGGAGTGAATTTGTAAGATGCATTTCCGAGTATGCATCCTCCAGTTCCAGTGAAGTTGAGGGTGGCTCTGACCGTGGGGACAGATCCTCCCAGTCCGAGCCGACTGGTATGGGCACGTGTATGTATGAATGATCGATGTATGTCATTAGGCATTGCGTTGAGGTGTCAATATGTAAATTTGCTAACATCCAACTTACTGTTTAGTGGTCTCGACCACAGGGAAGGGGGTCAGCTAGGCCCCGGGACGCCGTGTCCCCAGTGTTCCCAACGCGACACTTTTAATAGTAGTCGCATAGCGTCATTTTGGCAAGAAGAGGATGTGTGACCCAAGCTGGAATGGCCACAATAGTATTATACAACTCTTCTAATTCCAAAATTTCTTCCACCGATGTATCATAGCGTTGAATCATGAACTTAATCATCTCCAAACGGTCCACTCTCTGACCGTACGCTTTGTGATGTTGTATGTCTTGAACTGATAACTCTCCCTGACCAGTCCCAACGCGTCGTAGCGCAGAAAGGAAAGACCCTAAAACTGGAAAATCCAGTGGGTATTGGGGTAGTGAACGCCCCATAGCTCCGGCTGTATGTCGGAGAGCAAGGGAGACGTCACGAGTTCGATTGATAAGACAAATATCACCGGTATGTTTGCCCATTTTCAAGACCAAAGATGGCAAGTTGACAAAATATCGCTCCCCGACGCCTCCCAACATACATCCTTTAAGAAAGATGCATTGAGTGCGGTCGAGATGGTCAACTTGTTTAGTCTGAAAGCCCACTTGCGAACCCGCTTCTTTAAAGTCGATGTTCGTGTGGCCAGCATTGATGTGTCGGAAGAGATTAAAAGTAAACATTAACGAAGCAACTGTGTTCATACAGGTAGTAAAACCGGAACCTGTACTAGCACGGCACTTAATTGTCGCTTTGAATGAGTATCCCGTACGCGTGCGAATTAATAGGTTGTTGA